ACATAATGAAAAAAAACTTGAGCCATACCCTCACCTTTATAAGTTCCTACACGCCAATGTTCTTGTTCGCATCCTGCATATAATACGGCATCTCCTTCATCTAATTCGAAAGAAGTTCCTTCAACAACAATTGACCAATTATCATATTTTTTTATACAAGCAGTTACGCTTACTTCACACGAAGGTCTATCAGTATGTTTAGCCAATATTCCACCAAAAACATAATACCTCCAATAGGCATATGTTTCGAATAATTTTAAATTAGATTCTTTTTCCACCAAAGGTAGTTTAGTTTCTAAAAGAGAGCTCATTAAAGGATCATTATACCATGCTGGTGAAAAAGACTGGCCATCTAATGTATAATCTTTATTTAAATCTAATTTTTTATAACAATATTTTTGAAGCATTTCTAATTCTTCTTTTGAAAAAAAATTTTTTATTAATTTATAATTTACTGCAGCCATGCAACTATACTATACCTTGTTCCTTTCGTGATAGGTTGAATACTATGGGGATACATAAAATTACTTGGAAAAAATACAATAGATCCTTTATCAAGTTTTAATCTTTTAATTTCTTTATTTTGTTGATCGGTAAAAATTAAATCTCCGCCTTCATAAGTGTCATTTAAATTAATTATAATACTGAGGTGCCTAGGTGTACTTGTATAGTGATCTGTATGTATTTCGTATTTTCCACCAGGCGTATATTTTAATAAATCTATTTGATTAATTTTAACACTAGACATTTTAGGAAATTTTGCTTTATAAAAAGTATATATTCTTTCTATTTCTTTTTTAATAAAATTCCAATAAAATACATTAGTAGGGGTTGTAAAATTTAATTGATAACCTTTAACATTTCTATACTCTTTACGTAAACCAATTCCAATTTTTAAATAATCTTTTGCTTTATGGTTCGTTAAAGGAATAATTTTATTTATAAAATCTTTAGAAATTATATTTTTTATTTCAACGATTGCTTCTAAATGATTCATTTATATTAATACAAAATTATTATTCTCAATGGGCTGTAAGGTTAAATCAAAAGCTACAGTAATTCGTCTTGAGGATGTAACATCAGTGTAATGCTCAATCCACGATGGAAATATTGTTATTTTACCAGGTTTGTTTTCTAATTTAAACGCTGTATCGTCAAAAGGATTTACGTAATAAGTACCAGTTTTATTTATTTCCACACAAAGATGTCCGCTTAGAAAAGAAGTATTTTCTACTGAATGTCTATGTCTTTTTATTTGTTCTTCTTCCCTCATTACATTGGCCCAACATTTACCATAAATTTTTTTAGGCATTGGTATTTTTAATCCTTTTAAAAACAATTTTAAATTTTTTTTGATGTTGTCTTTTAAAAAAATAGTCTCATCTGAATTAAATAAATTAAACGACATATGTCGACTAGTGAGACTTTTTTTACCTAGCCCAGTTCGACCGTCTCCCTTTGATGTTGTATTTTTTATAATGTCTTTTTCTATATTTAAAATATGATTTTTTAATTTTTCTATGTCTATATCAGACATGTTTTCATACATAAAATATTTATAAAAAGGACTAAAAAAATTAGTAGGAGCAAGACTTTCAAACACGTGTATCATCAGCATGTCCTATTATTATAACATAATATCAAAATTGTATGCAACAGTTATTCTTGGACCTTCTTTCTCTTGACGCTCTACGCAATGTCTCAACCAAGATGGAAATATGATTAAAGTGCCTTGTTCTGGTGTAAATATTACTTTGTCCCATGTCATAAAGTTATTATAGTTAGGTTCAGGTTTATTGGCTACATCATGTATGGGCGATGCAAAAAATACTCTTGCATCTTTATCTACATCGGATTTTAAAAAATAAATACATGAAACATGTGATTTACAATGCGAGTGAAATTCTTGAAAATCATACTTATAGTATACATTGAACCAAGCACTAGTTGCTTTAAGACTATTGTAACCTATTGTTTTACCATGAGCTATTACTTTAGCCCTAACCCAGTTGTTTAGGTCGTGAAATTTTTTAGCATCCAAAACATCTAACATATCTAAAGTGTTAAAGGTTGAATTTGAGATCCAACCCGTGGCAACATCGTTCTTTCTTTTTTGAGACATCTTTATGCAATAATTTGCAGTTTCTTCACAAAGCGTTTTGTTTTTATCATATTTATCTGTGCTTATCATTACAGGAAAAAATGGTTGAGTTAGCATAAAACCTATTGTATTCTACCTTTCTTTATATTCATAACAAAGGTATACCATACTTATGGCACTTAAAAAAGTAGATTTTGCAGCTGGATTCAATAAACAAGGCGTTCCTTCAGCCCTTCCTGGAAAGTGGGTAGATGGTGATTTTGTGCGTTTTCGTTATACTGCACCAGAAAAAATAGGCGGCTGGTCTCAACTTACAGCTTCATCCAAAACATTGCCAGGAGCAGGCAGAGCTCAAGTGGCTTTTACCTCGTTAGTTGGTGAGAAATATGCTGCCATTGGAACGTCTCAAGGTTTATTCTTATATTATGGAAATGATTTTTATGACATTAGTCCTTTGGATACAGCCATCACAGGATGTACATTAACAACAGTTAACGGATCAAATGTTTTACAAGTTAATAAAGGTTCCCATGGATTAGCGGTTGGCCGATACATAACTCTATCTGCCGTAACTGTTACCGGTGCTTCAGATTATACTGCAGCAGAATTACAAGTAGCTTATGAAATTTTGACTGTGCCCGATATAGATAAATTTACTGTTCAGGCTGTGAGAAACGAAGGTGGTTCTGGAATGACTGCCGCTGGAGCTGCAACCGTAAATCCTTATGTTGAAATTGGGCCAACTATTCAAACTGTAGGGTACGGATGGGGCACATCGACATGGGGAGCATCAACCTGGGGAACTGAAAGAGCAACAAGTGATGTAACTTTAGACCCAGGAAATTGGAGCCTTGATAATTTTGGAGAAGTGTTAGTAGCCACAATATTTAATGGAGAAACTTTTACTTGGAATGCAGGAGCCACAAATGCTCGGACTATTAGAGCTTCTAAAACAACTTCAAATTTTCAAACTACTAATAATCCTACCAAAAGTAGATTTACGTTAGTGTCTGATAGAGATAGACATTTATTCCATTTTGGTACGGAAACAACAATTGGAACTCCAGCCACACAAGATCCTATGTTTGTAAGATTTTCAAATCAAGAAGATTTAAACACCTATACTCCAACAGCCACTAACACCGCTGGTACTTTTAGACTGGATACTGGTAATGAAATTAGAGCAGCTCTTCAAGGTAAAGATTATGTTTTTGTTTTAACCGACAATGCAGCTTACGTTATACAATTTGTTGGTCCACCATTTACATTTAGTGTTAGACAGGTCGGCACAAACTGTGGATGCATTGGGCAACACGCAGCCTCTTATGTAAATGGTGCTATCTATTGGATGTCTAATGAAGGCGGATTTTTTATGTACGATGGTACTGTTAAAGCTCTACCTTGTTTAGTTGAGGATTTTGTATTTACTACACAGAATGGAGATTTAGGTCTTAACTTTAATTCAGCAGATGTAATTTTTTCTTCACCAAATTCTTTATATACCGAAGTAAATTGGTTTTATCCAAAAGACGGATCTGATCAAATTGACAGATGTGTAACGTATAATTATCAAGAAAATGTTTGGACTACTTCATCTTTAGATAGAACAAGTTATCAAGACCAGGGAGTATTTAATAAACCTTATGCAACCGATTATAATTCTACAGAGACTCCTGTATTTCCTGATATTTTAGGAATTACAAATAAATATGGCGCTAGTATTTATTATGCTCACGAAGTGGGTAATGATCAAGTTAACAGCACCGGAACAACTTCCATAAATGCTTTTATTAGATCTGGAGATTTTGATATTGATGATGGTGAGTTTTTTATGTCTATGAAAAGATTTATGCCAGACTATAAATTTTTAGTTGGTAATTCTAAGGTAACGTTATTTATATCTGATTTTCCCTCAGACACACAAGCAAGCTCGTCTTTAGGGCCCTTTACAATAACAAAGACCACTGATAAAGTAGATACGAGAGCAAGAGCAAGATTATTATCTATTAAAATAGAGTGTGACGCTGTAGGAGAAACTTGGCGTTACGGTAGTTTTAGACTCGATGCACAACCAGACGGAAGGAGATAAGATGCCACTAACTACAAAAGGTAAAAAGATTATGAAATCTATGAAAAAACAATACGGTAAGAAAAAAGGAGAAGCTGTTTTTTATGCTTCTAAAAATAAGAAAAAAATAAAAGGTGTAGATAAGAAAAGAACATAATGGCTAAACTAACTAATTATATACCGGAACCAAAACAAGAATACGACGTGGAAAATCAAAGACAGATAATTGAATCCATGACTACTATGAAACAACAACTTAATTTTTCTTTTCAAGAAGATTTAAAAAATGAACAGGACGCTTTTAATTACTTTTTATCATGACAATTCAATATAAAAAT